AGGCCGGGATCTGGGCCACAAATTCAGCGTCGTCGCGCTCCATGTAGTTGATTATATCAGCTACTAAGTTGTCATACGTCATTACGTAAGCGGCTGTCATTATCGTGTGTAGTAAGAGATATTGGGTTGGAAGTAGATTGGTGACTTGTCACGGTCTTCTTCTTCAAATTGGGTGCGTAAGTCTAATGCCATCTTTTCTAAATAACCAATACGTGCCATATCTACACTAGGTAATTGCATAGACAACTTGTGTGATAGGGCTGCTTGGAAGTAAGCAATAGCACGATCAGGCATGTACAACTCATTTGTAAGTGAGCCGACGTCTTGTGGCTGACACTCAATAATTAATGAAAATGCTTGAAAGTTATTGTTTGGAACAGGCCATAGATACATCTCTGGGTCGATCTGACGATTGAACCAGTATTGTAGTGAACGTTGACTTGGGAATTGCTTGTTAGGTAGAGAAAAGTAATCGGTACGATTGAGTCGTGCCATGGGGATTACTTGTTGTGACTGAGCAAATTGAATTGCACGCATTGACATAGTAGAGCCAACGGTGCGGTTGTTTAGGCGATAATAGTTAAACGCCTGAGTAGTGTTAATACCGTAGTACTGCCATTGACGATCAGCTAATGTAACTGTTGGGAATGATTCCCAAGTAGTCCAAGTGATGCCGTCATCACTTACCTCGAAATCCAAATCATAAGTAATACTGCCAAGAGGAGCATAAGCATTAAAGCCAACATAGTATAACCTCGTCGCTTGAGAATAAGCTGCACCAAAATAGTTATCAAGTAATGTACTGGTTCCATACTGATTAAGATCAGCGTTTGCAGTTTGATCAAACATTGGGGGAACTGTTGTGTTACTCACTGGCAGCGTGTCGGAAAACGTTGGATTAATAATGTAAATCCAGTTGGCCTCTAACACGTCAACCGTGTTAATAGGCATTGGAAGTACTTGCTGATTTGTTTGCGCACCAAGTATTACAATCTCTTGTAGCCAGATATTAATACCACGGTTTACAGAGTTCTGGAGTACATAGAACAGTGCTTGCCTACCTGCGTCAATATACTCAGGCGTAATTTCTTCTGCTGTCTTACCAGCATCACGAAAAGCATAAGAGATCAACTGGTCTACGTTGATCTTTGTTTGATTATAAGTGCCAGAGTAGGCCATTTAACGTCCTCGGCCTGCGGCCCGCTTTTGTACTTTGTTTGGTAGGTTCTTAGAAGCTAAGCCAGATTTTACAAACTCTTTGCCCACTTTCTTTGGAATGCCAATGGTGCTTTTGCCTGCAGCTGCGGCGTACATAGCACCTTGTTGCGCTTTTGACTTGATCGGCATTAGCAGACCTTGCCGCCCTTTTTAGCATATCCCATTTTGTTTCGGACATCAGTGGGCAGCTTGGAAAGACCTGGGTTTTCGTTGGCATCAACTTCTTTTAAAGAACCACCTTCTGCACATTTCTTGACTTTACCGCCGCGTTTTTGCATTGGCATAGTGCCTGGCGCTGGAGTTGTTGGTGCCATTCGTGTTAACGCAGCACGCTCATTATCAGACACTGCGCCTTGTCCTGCTAGTGCGCCTTGTTGTAACGCCATTGAGTTACCCAATCCACCTAACATAGCGGCTTTTTCAGCAGCTTTTTTCTTGGCAATCATGTCCATACGGGCCTGTGCAATACGGTTCTGTTCTGGTGTGCCCATTATATTGTTTTTTAATGCTGTTCCAGCGGAACCTATGGCATTTCCAGCTGCACGCATTGGGTCAAGTAGTGCGTCGGCATCTGCCATTGGGCTACTCATACCACCATCAGCCATTTTCTTTACAGACTTACCACCTTTAGCTAACTTTTTAGGTTTGCAGTTTTTAGCGTCATCAATGCTCTTAATGTCTTCTTTGGTTTTTTTGGCACCATATACGCCACCGCCGCACGCGTATTTTTTAACGGTTCCGTATTCTTTCTTAGCGCGGCCACCTTTACGTAATTTGGATAGGTCAGTCTTTTCACCAGGGTGCTCTTGCTTATCATGCATACCGATTGCTTTTTTAACAATCTTTTTATCTAGAGCAGTATCAGCTTCATCTACCGTTTTACGGTCGCGCTTAGTAAAGTTTTTTACTTCACGTTGTACTGAGCCGCCTTCTTTGAAGCACTGTATCTTAGGTAGTGATTTAAAGCCTTCCATGATAATTCCTATAGGTTAAGTTGTTGATTGGATTGATCAGATCCTATATATAATAATGCAGAAAACGAGGGCTTTACGCCCTTAGATTGTGCTTAAAAACAGGTCACGCTCGCGTTTGCGGCGATTTTCTAATACGGCTGGCTTATTCCACATGAGGATGGCATCTGCAGCACCTTTGTAATCTCCGGTGTTAAGCCGCTTTACTACGGTAGACTTCTTAAACTGAGTCTCGCCTATATTGAAGCAGAGGCTGTATAGGGCGTCGTATTGAGGTTGTGTGAGGGGCACCCTTACCGAGTTGGCTACGGCCTCGTCACACCACCTTAAATCGCTTTCTAGGAGCTTATCTACGTCTTCCTGAGTAAGCGTGGCCTTCATTAGGTGCGGCTCGTTAGATTTGATGAGGTGGCCTACGCCAATCGTCCATAGCCCCTTGCTGTCCTGGTACGCCCTGTATCTGACGCCCTCTTCCTTGGTTATAAAGGATAGAGTCGACTTGGCTATTGCCATGATGTTCTCTTCTATGTGTGTATAGCGTTCGGTTAGGTGAATGGCCGCAAATATGCCTACCACCCACAGTACCGCTACAATTGATCTATTCATAAATACTCCTTATTCCAAAACCGCTGGATTGGGGATTATATACTACTTGGCTACTTGGTCGTATTGGGTGTAGCAGGCTTCGAGGGCTGTGCGGATGATGTCGGCTCTGGCAGCTTCCCTTGTAAGAAAGATTGCATCATCGGAGTAAAGGGTTGCCCCAGTGCAACTCTGTCCATTGCTGGTAATCGTTGCGGGCCGGCTGGGGCGCTTGCGCAACTCGCTAATAGCATCAAACAGCTTAGAGTTAATAGCAGCAATCTGTTCATCTTTGTTTTTCCTTATTACGTCTGTGGCAGTCTGGTGGGCTTGTTCTTGCTTACGAGCCGCCTCAGTCTGCTCTAGTTTATATTGGTTAAATACGGCAGCCTCTAGCTTGTGGCCAAGTGTAAAGCCACCGCCAAAAGATAGCGCTATGGCTACGGCGATTCCGATTAAGAAGTATGGGTTTAGTCCAAACATTATACGAACCTAATAGTAAAGGCAAACGTTGCCGGGAAATTCTTGATTAGTGCTGTGTTGTCATGCCACTGGTCTGGCGTAATGAACGCTGGATCAACCAATGCACGGATGTTATGCCCAAAGTTTAGGATCATCATCTTACCAAAAACATAGTGGTATGAGTTGTACTGCCACAGGTTATGGCCCTCAACACGGATAGTGCCAGGGTGTGTCTCATTGCAGTCGATGTCACCAGCGTATGACATACCGCTTGATCCGTCAATAAACTTGACATTAAAGCCGTAGAATGGGTTACGCCAGAGCCATTGCACTTTGCTCCACCAGCATGGGTTGTGCTCGGAACGGAATGTCTGATCACCATCTAGGCTGTTGTCTGGCGTCTGAAACCATGACAAGAAAGAGAATAGGCGTGGGCCTGATTGCCATACCGTGGCGTTGTTACACCAGCCAATTTGGGTGGAGTACATAATGCCGATGATGAATGCTAACGGAAACGTAAGGATTGTCCCGATCAGGTTAACTGGCACCAATACAAAGGCGTATAACAGTTTGTTCATTTTTTATCCAGTGGTAGTGTTGTCACGAAGCGCAATACGGCGCAGGTGATGCCAATCGTGATCAGTATTACTCCATAGTATTTTGGGTCAATGATGTTCTGCACGTACGAGAAGTTCTCATACACAGCGCCAACTATCATCAGAGCCAGCGAGAACCACATGGTCTTGGAGTGCATGGCACCCTGCGCGGTGCGTCTCATTTTCTAGTTTCTAGTTCCATAACACGGTCCATCTTGTCTTCTAGCCGGTGTAGTGACATTAGCACCTCATTCCACCGGTCGCCGAAGTCTTCCTTTGACACGTATTTTGTTGGCAGGTCCTCGCGCAGTTTGGCTACGTCATTTTTAAGTTCTTGGACCGCAGTCCAAAGCTCACGACAAAACCAACCTAAGACTCCGCAAACGATAGGGATGAATATGTTGAATACTTGTTGTAGGTCCATAGTTATGCCGTGTAGGTGCCAGAGGCTGTAAATTTAATAATTGTATTACTACCAGATGTCGTAATAGTTGGGCTGCCTGTAGTTGTTCCTGAATATCTTGATGTTGGTACGGAAAGAATCACTACGCCTGAACCGCCAGATGATCCAGTTGGGGCTCCACCCGTTGATGAACCGCCACCACCGCCGCCTAAATTAACAGTTCCTGCGGTTGGAGTTCCAATTCCAGAAAGTCCAGCACCACCACCACCGTTACCTCCAGATCCTGCTGTGTAGCCTCCTACATAAACTCCGCCGCCACCACCGCCTGCGTAAAAAATAGCGGATCCTGTGATTGAGGAAGATAAACCAACTCCACCATTGCCCGCTACGGAAGTATTTGGAGCGCTTCCACCAACAGCTCCAGCGCCTCCTCCGCCTCCAGCAGGATATGGATTAGCACCGCCGGGAGATCCCGTACCGCCAGCAAAACCTTGACCAGATGTACCTGCGCCACCGGGAGTAGATGCAACAGCGCCAGCCATACCGCCACCGCCACCTGAGCCACCAGAAGAACCACCAGAAGAACCACCAATATCTGTACCACCACCAATAGCAGTTAAACTAAACCCAGTTGAATTAGAACCATTTGTTGAAGCTGTGCCACCAGCGCCGACAACAAATGAATATGTTGTTCCGCCTGATAAAGTGGTTGTGCCAGTTAAAAGACCACCTGCTCCACCGCCACCTCCTTGACCACCGCCACCACCAGCAACAATTAAATAATCAGCGCTGTATGTACCGCCAGAAAAATATACCCAAGCTCCATTTGAATACGCTTCCATACCATTTCCGGAACTGTTATAACGAACCATTCCATTTACTGGTGTCGGACGTTGTGCCGTTGTACCAGAAGGTAGTGTTAATGCACCCGTGCTATTTAATACTACATCTTGGCTAGTATTTACTGTAAGTGCTGATGTGCCATTTGTTTGTAAAGATAATACACCAGAATTATCTACAGATTCTACAATACCAGATGAGTTAGCATTGATAGTTGTCGTCATGCTGTATAAGTCCCGCTTGATGTAAATTTAATGATTGTGCTTGAACCACTAGTTGTCACGGTTGGAGATCCTGTAGTTGTGCCTGTGTAACTGGCTGACGGAACAGAAATTATTACAACACCTGAGCCACCATTACCACCAGTTATAGCATTACTACCAGCGCCACCGCCACCGCCGCCAGTATTAGCAGTTCCTGAGGTTGGGGCAATATCTGCTTGCCAGCCACCAGTTCCGCCACCGCCAGTACCACCAGCGCCAGTTTGTGATGCTCCTCCATAAGAACCGCCACCGCCACCACCAGCATAATAAACAGATGATCCCGTAATAGATGAAGCTACTCCAACTCCACCAACGCCAGCTACTAATGGAGAATTTGTACCATTTCCTCCTACTGCTCCAGCACCGCCCCCTCCACCGCCTTTATAGGGGTTACCATATCCTTGACCTTGACCACCATTATTTCCTTGTCCTGATGTTCCTGCACCGCCAGCACCAACTGAACTTTCTGCAGTACCACCACCACCACCAGATCCACCACTACCGCCAGTTGCTGCTGGATTACTAATATATTGAGCGCCACCACCGCCACCTACAGCAGTAGTCAAACCCGTAAACGAAGAGCTGCTACCTTGCCCTCCTAATGATCCTGCTGAACCCGGGGTTACGATACCAGCACCACCTGCGCCAACTGTAGCTGTATAAACAGTTCCCGGAATTAGTGTAGTTGTGCTAGTTAGTAAACCACCAGCGCCACCCCCACCACCATGCTGTGTAGATCCGCCGCCGCCGCCTGCAACAATTAAATAAGTTGCAGTGTAAGAGTATGCTCCAGTGATTGCTCTCCAATCATTGTTAGCATACACTTCAATTAAATTAAGAGAAGTGTTATATCTTGTGTATCCGTTAGCTGGAGATGCTGGACGCTGTGCTGTAGTCCCGGAAGATAATGTTAATGCTCCTGTGCTATTTGCTGTGACGTTTTGGTCTGTACCAATTGTGAGTGCTGCAGTACCGCCAGTTTGAAGTTGTAGAATACCGGAGGCATCCGCTGTCTCTACTATCCCTGTCGAGTTTGCATTTATGATAGTTGTCATGCTGTATAAGTTCCACTCGATGTGAATTTAATAATTGTGTTTGAGCCAGATGTCGTGATTGTAGGTGATCCAGTTGTTGTGCCCGAATAGTTAGATGTTGGTACTGAGAAAATGACTACACCAGATCCACCAACACCGCCAACGCCGCCAGCAATTCCAGCTTGTCCACCTGCTCCACCACCTCCCCCACCAGTATTGGCTGTCGCTGGGGCAGGTGCTGCTGCTGTATAAATTGATCCATTTGCACCTCCACCTGCACCACCAGCTCCGCCTGTACTACCACTGGAGTGCGCACCACCTCCACCGCCGCCGCCGTAAGTAACAGATGTCCCTGTAATAGAACTTGCTGTACCGCTTCCACCGGCGCCTGAAAAATTGCTTGCAGCAGTTTGGCCAACAGATGTTGCACCACCACCGCCACCGCCAGAATAATAGGGGCCATTGGTTCCGCCACCTCCGCTAGATCCTTGTCCTGATGTTCCAGTTCCGCCCCCAGTTGGTGTAAATGGACCTGATCCACTACCCCCACCAGAACCTCCATTTAGACCTGCTGCTGCCACCCCGTTATATCCTTGACCTCCGCCGCCGCCACCTACGGCAGTTAAGCTAAGGGCAGTTGAATTATTTCCGTTTATATTTTCTGCGCCGCCCGCACCTACTACTACTGTGTATACTGTTGATGGCGTTAATGTTGCAGTTCCAGTTAATAAACCACCAGCTCCGCCGCCTCCGCCGCCAGCCCAAGTTCCACCGCCTCCACCGCCAGCAACAATTAAATAACTTGCTGTGTAAGTATACGCACTAGTAATTGCAGTCCAAGCACCGTTAATATATCCCTCAAGCAAATTATAGCTTGTGCTATACCGAATCATGCCATTTACTGGAGACGCTGGGCGTTGTGCTGTAGTACCAACTGGAATACCTAAAGCACCCGCTGAGTTGGCTGTGATGTTTTGTAGCGTGTTGATAGTAAGCGCATTGGCGTTGTTTGTCTGCAGAGACAACGTGCCAGTGCCGTCCGCCGACTTGGTAATCGACGGTACTGTGTCAACCGCTGTACTCTTTACGTTAATGGTCGATGCCATTGATTATCCTTAGCTCGACCACTCTTCAGTCGGTGCAGTTGGAAACACTGGGTCAACTACTGGATTTACTGCCAAGTTACGCACAGTGCTACGGTAGCTAATAAAGGCTGCCTGATTGACTAGGTACGGGTTTGACTTAGTAGGATCGCCTACATCAGCAATGGAAGTCCAGTCGGTGGCTTGAAGAATGCCAGTAGCAGTTGCTTTGCATTGAGCGATTAATTGCTCTGGGGTTGGTGCGGGAACTGGAGGAGCAATAAATACTCCGTCTACATAAGTCCAACCTAAACCAGCAGTGTCTGATTGAACGGCAATAATAGGAGACTCAAATCCTGCGGGTGGGTTTGATGGTTGCTCTTCATATTGAATAATATTAATGACATTAATTCCATCAATAATTGCGTAGTTTTGTAGCATAATTTTTTCCTAGAAGAAAGCCGTAACGATAATGATTCCAGAGCCACCAGCCAAAGATGCAGCTCCTACAGTATTTGCTCCTGCCGCACCGCCTGCTCCAACAGCGTAGGAATAAGTAGAAGCTGGAGATGTAAATGTTTTTCTTACATAACCACCAGCAGAACCACCACCACCTTGAACCCTGCTACCTGATGAACCTGAACTACCACCACCAGCCCCACTATTAGGTGCTGGAGTTCCAGGAAGTTGTCCATCTCCACCGCCACCAGATATTCCGCCAAAAGGATTTACACCACCAGAGCTTCCAGGCCCAGTTCCTAAACATGAAGCAACTCCTGTACCGCCTGTAATATTTATATCTCCACCTGAAGCAGAACCGCCCCCCGGATTTCCTGCACTTACTGTTCCACCAGGCCCACCACCACCAGTTAAAGAACCAAATGTAGTATTTCCTCCAGCAGAACCAGTTGCTCCTGCTACATTGTAAGTAGCCTGTGTTCCACCACCACCGCCCCCGCCGCCACATAATTCAACAATTAAAAATTTAGCGCCTGTTGGAGTTGTGTATGTACCAGAACCAGAAGTATAAGTAGTTACTTGCGGTACTGCGCCTGTTCCGATTGAAATAGATTGCCAAGCACCGCTGACATACTGATCAAACAGTCCTGTTGTGGTGTTGTAGCCCATCTGACCAACTGCTGGTGATGCTGGGCGGGTTGCGGTAGTCCATGATGGGAAGAACCCACCGTTTGTGCCGTCGACTATAAATGTCATATTGTTTCCTTAATTACGGTGTGGTTGGGCCAATGTAAACCCAAGACAATGTGGCTTCATCCCAGCCCCAAGGTCCGCCTTCAGTTGGTGCAGGTCCGGGTGGGTTAGGTGGCTGCCAGATCCAAGTTGGTGATCCGACTGTCCAGCTTGTGCATGGGTTGCCATAGATGTCTAATGGAATGGGGCCATAGAATGCGCCCATTACGCCATTGATCTCTGCCGTTGGATCGTAGTTGTAGCCGATACCAGCGTAGTTAGCACGAAGGGCTTTAGACTGATCTGGATCAGGTACAGGTGGATTGCTGTTAGGAATGTAATAGATACCACCGTGCGTGTTGTAGCTAGTCTGTATCCAAGTTCCCGGTGATGTGTCAACGAAGGTGTCGAAGAAACTTGCATCGGCTGCGATTACCTCCAAGACGATGTTGTTGTTGACTTTAGCGTAGTAACTCATTTGTTATGCTCCTGCTGGGGGAAGAGGTTGGTTGCCTTCAGACAGCCATACTTGATATTGTTGCCAGTCTGTGTTATCTGGGTCGTTGGGGATTACTGCGCCATCAGGTAATCTGCGAATGCAGTTATCTACAATTTGACCTGTAAAATTTTGGCAATATTGATATGTGTATTCCATTTATAGCTCCGCAGAAAAAGAAAGAGATCCACCAGTTTGTACATATAATATTGCTGGTCTATAAGGCACTAAACTAGCAGCCGTAACAAAATCAAATTCTATTACTTGGGTTGTGCAGTAAGAAACGTTAATTGACGAAATTGCCGCTGCTCCAGAGCCGTCAAAAATATTTATTGTTCCAGCTAAAGAAGTCGTTGGATCTGCGCGCATTACAACAGGAAATAATCCACCAACCCTACTTGCTGCGGATGAAGTAGCGCAAACTCCAGTTATATGTGGGCTTACATATTTTTGAAAATACCTTTGACACATAGCCAACTGAGTCGTGTAGTCAACATACTCAAAGCCAGTAGCAGAGCTACCTACTTCTAGTTGTACGCCTGTTATGTAGAATGTTGCACCTGCTGTTCCAATGATATTGGTAGCGCCTGTAGCAGAAATATAGTTTGCGGAAGCCCAAGATCCCGCTGTTCCAGACAATGTTGAGCCCGTCCCGAAACTAAACCAAACATTCATTGCAGCAGCATTTGTTGAGCCAACCCAAGTGCCAGATGTATCACCAGCAATAGTTACAGAGGCTTGCGTCCAAGTGTTAGCAGAAGAAATAGTGTAGGTAAACGGGTAACTTCTTGTGTTGGTTCCATTTGTGAGTGATCCACCAAAAGTACCTGTTACGCTAGATTGAACCCAAAATGATAATGTAACCGTTTTAGCATTTGCTGTGCCAAATCCTAAATCTGCAGTATTAAAACCTTCTATAATTTGAAGAAATGTGTTTCCTTGACCAGAGGTTACTGTTCCAGCAGAAGTAACTGTAAACTGCGCTGAATTTGAAAATCCCGCTGGCGCAGTAGATGATTGTGCAAAAGTTAAAGTTAGCGGTGATGTGTCTAAAAAACATTTAAACCTATCTACTTGATAGGCTCCAGTTACTACTGTTCCGCTTGCACCACGTTGGTTAATACGCATATCGCCGTTGATGATGCGGTTCTTGAAGCGTGTGGCGTTACCAGCGCCGAGGCTGACCCCCGTTACGCTGCTTTGTATTACGTCTGCGTTGATTGTTCCGTATGCCATACTTAAACTCCTAATTCATTATTGGCGTATTCGCCGTGATATTTTTTGCAAGAAACTAAATACGCATTTCTTGCATCTTTTTCGTTATCAAACAAACCTAAATATTTTAACTTTTTATCAACAAAAATGCTTGCGTGCCATTTTTTAGATTCTTTATTCCACGAATAGCCTTTTGCTGTTAGCCTGCTTCTATTAAAACAATTTTGTTGTGCTGTTACTAATCTTAGGTTTTCTATGCGGTTATCATCCTTTATGCCGTTGATGTGGTCCAACTGTATATTTTCGTCAATAGAACCATTATGATAAATCCATGTTAATCTGTGTGCAGGATATAAAATACCGCTTACTCTAATGTTTCTGTATCCGGTGCGATGCAATCCGCCGGCTATTTTACCATTTTTACGATATAGTTCACCGTCTTTGTAGTCAAAGATTTCGCGCAATAAAGATTGCTCAAGAGAAATTTTGTTTGCTTTCATATCTACAGTATAACCCAACGGCTGTTCGTTGGGATTGTAACTGTTATGCCTGTATCTACAGTGATTGGGCCAACAGACTCGCCGTTATTGCCTACCGTCATCGTGTAGTTCACACTAATAACTTGATTGTTTTCAATGATTGGTCCACCAACAATTGTACCAGATCCGCTGCCAATTGCACCCCAGCCATTATACACATAGCTGCCAATGACCGTAGCCGCGCTACCCGGATCAGACAACATGGTGTAAGTAAACGACGCTGTGCCTGTTACTGTAACAACAAAGGTGCCGTTGTACGCAGCTGGTGTGCAGCCTGACATGACAATTGTGTTGCCGCTTGTCAGGTTGTGCGGTGTGTTAGTTGTTGCCGTTGCTGTGGTTGTGACGTTAGTCAACGTGCCAATTACTGCGCCGTCGATTGTCTGGTAGCCCTCAAAGCCCGGTGTGGTTGTGTTGTAACGTACGTCACCCACTGACGGTGTGGCTGGTCGCTGCCCAGTTGTACCCAGCGCAACACGAAGCGCACCGGTTGCGTCAACAATCAGCGTGTTATTTGCTGCGTTCCATGTGAGGTGGCTGTCTACACCGCCTTCTGCTAAGACTTGAACAACACCGCTGCTGTCCTTGTAATATAGAACACCGTCAGCCGTGTTAAGGGCCAACTCACCGTCAACTAAGTCAATTGCTAACGGGGTAGCACTTGCCGTTGTGCTGTGGTACAGCTGAATTGGTGTTCCGCCAACTGCCGCCATGTTACAGCACCACCCAGCGCTGTCCACTGGTAATTGTTACCACAACGCCGCCAGATACCGTCATCGGCCCAACAGACATTGCATTTTGGCC